GAATATGGAAAGTTGTACATTCCCATATTTTCAAATGTGTAGCTAGCTGGAGATGTATTAAAACCAGCATAGTTTACACCAAGAGCATCAGCTCTGCTATTAAGTATTCTTATTTTTTCTATTTCGTTTAACTCAGGATTTTTTATAACATCACTAAATCTAGTACTTACTATTTTATTAGGAGTGTTTAGACTGAACAATGGATTTCTACTAGCTTCTAAAGTTTGAAAGTTAGATTCAAATCCACCACGGTAAGGAGAGCCTTCACTGAACATGATGTCAACAATCTTCTTTTTTACATCAGGTTGTATTGTACCACTTTCATTATACACCCAATCTTTAACAAACTGTTCTCCTTCTAAATTAGCAATGTCACTTTCAAATTTAGCTTGCTTCTTTGCTGATTTTGATAGTGGAAACATTTCTGAAAAAGATCTTCCCTTTCCTTTACTAAAAAGTGAAAGAATCTTTTCCTCAAGTCCCATGGAAGCACCAAGTAATTGTGAGTTCACACCAGTGTCCAGTCTTTCAATAGGAGTAAACCTATCTTCTGCAGAAGTTAAAGTTTTAAAGAAGTTACTTGCACTAGATTTAGGTGCAGCTTCTGAGACAGTTATAGGTTGAAATCCTTTGAGCCAGTGAGGGGTTCCTTCATACACCTTCACATTGGTTGCAGGAATACTAGTTACAGTTTTACCTGTCTCAGGATCTATAACTCTGTGAGCATAATGTCTTCCTTTTATACGATTTCCTGTTACAGGGTTTATGTCACCTCTTCTATATGTAGGTAGGTCTGTTTCAAAAATAACCCCTCCCTCTTCTGGTAAATATCTTAGGTCAGCATAACCCTTTTGAAATGAAGGGAATCCTGTTGGTCTTTGCTGTATTCTTTCTGCAAAGGACATTCCTGGTTCAGGCATCGGTGTTACAGATCTCACCGTTCCAGTCTCTACAAAGTCTTTATAAGCATTTTTTCCTGCCACTCTATAAGACTTGTTTGCATCTTTTAGTTTCTCTGCAAAAGGATTTATTTTGTATAAATTCTTGACAGGCGTTTCTGTGGTGATATATCTACCAAGTTGTGATGCTGTTCCAGAGGGCACAGCGCTTTTCACAAATGCAACATCTCCTAACAATCCCACTGTACCTAGTATATTACCAGTAGTGCTTTCTCCAAAGCCATATGGGTTCTGACCACTTGCTTGACCATACAATCTGGTACCAGAAAGGAATGGTCCAGTGATCAAAGGGTTCATGTTCACAAATGTCTCAGCACCTATTACACCAATATCACGACTACCACTAGGAGTAAATGATCCCATGGTTTGAGCGAGTGCACTGTTTCGCATAGCTTCCCTACGAGCCATTTCATCACGCTGGGCAGCCTTCTCTTTATCAGTTCTATAGTCTGGTCTTGCAGGACCTATAGTGGGTTGATTTTCAATAGCTTTTCTACTGCGTTCCTGTTCTTCTCTTTTTTTAGCCTCAGCTTTTGTCTGATCTATCTTAGGCTGTTCCTTCATCCTTTTTATTGCAGGATAATAGGATGCTATGTCGCCAGTAGCTATTGGTATTTCTTTAGCCCAAGCTGGTAGTTTTTTACCCCCTTGAGCCTTGTCATATTTATCTAACCATCCTCCAGACTCAGCTTTATAAGGCTTAGCACCTCCAGCAATAGCACCAAAGAACTTCCTTTGCTTATCTGTCAAAGGTTGTCCGTGCACTTCTTTATCATGCAATATCTTTCTTGCTTTTGTGGATGTTAGCTTTTTTGCCATGTTACTTGTAAGAGATTTGAGCTGGTGTAATAATGAACTGGCTAACCAGGTGCGCATCATATCTATTATCCAGGATGTGTCTCACCTTCAATTCCTTAGCACGTAGAGGTTCTTTCTTAAATGACCTCTTTCCATAATCCATGTTTGCTTGGTTTACTATCTTATCTATAGACAAGCCCTCGCACGTGCGCACGAAAAGAGGTTCCTGCTTATACTTAACCAATGACCAGAATGTGTTATACTGATAGAAGTTATCACTCTTAGTGAATGTAATTGTCTTACTATCAGTGCCATATATAGGATACTTCATGTATTCCTTCAGGTTGTTGATAGGTTTAGGAACCAGTTCAAGTATACCTGAGGACTGTTGACCGTTGTACACTACAGCCTTATTAAACCAAGCATCATCAGTTTCTATCTTGCGGTTGTCATCAGACACACCATCTGGATCAGGGAAGTACTTATATGCCTTGGTGTAATCCTGTACACTCTGAAGAATCTCATCCTGATACTGATAGGCAAAAGGATACTCAATGATGTATTGTTCTATATTTCCGTAGAAGTAGTTGTATACCACTGGGTTCTTCAGGTGCCTCCAGAGACAAGCTGTTCTCACCTGCGTATGTTCTGCGGATGCTAAAGCAACTGGATTTGTAACACCAACAGGGAATGTTTTCTTCACCTTACATTTACCAGTGGATTCCAAAGTCACCATAGTAACATCATCATCAACACTATAGCTCACCCCTTCAATCAACTGATCTTTGGAAACACCTGTTGCCAGGATGTTTCCATATTCATCAGTGATTGTGAAAGGGCCTGCTGTAGGTCCCGATGAAGTTAACTTTATGACGATTGTTTTAGCCATTCTTATTTATTTAACAAGTGCCATCTTCAGCAATAATCTGAACAGCAGTGATATTGTCAATATTAACATTTAAGAAAGTCATAGTGATATTACTACCTATACCTGTGTTCTGACAAGTGATGGTACCAAGACTATCAATAAGCGTAATCTTATGACCACCAAAGGTACAAGAGTATGTAATCACAACTGTCTGTGTACCACCCACTTCTAGAGTGGTTAAGTTAGTATTACCGCCCCCTGTGTTTGGTAGAGGCGTACCACTTGCATAACTAGCTGGAACTCCTTGTACACTAATGTCACTAACTGTTGTATCCAAAGACAATGACATATCTAAGAATATACTAGCAGGTAATGGAGCAGAAGTTGTTGTTGTAGTTGTTGTGCTACAAATTCCTATTTCTGTAAGTAATGTACCATTGTCAGAATATGGATTACCAATTGTGTTACAGTTACAGAACTGTCCAGTTGGATCACCACTACTCAAAACAATAGTTTGAGGAGCACCGTCAGAACATCTATAGTAGTGAATCACATCACCTCCTGGAGGAATGCTTGCAAAGTAGTATTCCCAGTTTCTACAATCAACACATTCAAAAACTGTTGTTGTGGTTGTAGTTGTTGTAACATCTCCTGGACATCCCATTGTGAACTGCCAAGCTGTACCAGCCATAGGTGCGTACACTTCAACAAGGGCTGATGTTGGACTAGCCGATGTCTTATTGAATGATGTAGTTCCACCTCCAGGACTTGTCACTCTTGGATATCCATCATCTGGGTAGTTTGTGAGGTCAGGATAGGTTACAAGAGTGATAGGATCCACTTGACCATTCAGATCTGCATTAAATGAAGCTCTGTTAGGTCCACCAAAGTCATAGTCAGATGTACCTCTATATCCTGTATCAATCACTACATTACCATCCCATCTAACTATGAATCTGTCAGGAACACTGTATGCATCAAAACTGTATAACACAGTTCCTGTGCCTGATCCCAGAGTTACAGATTGTGTAATTGGATAGCCCTGTTCTCCTGAGTAGCTAGATACCTCACCACAAGGAACAGGCGGTAATGATGTTGTTGTAGTTGTGGTAGTTGTTGGTACATCAGTGGTAGTGGTAGTAGTAGTCACTGGCACACCAGTAGTAGTAGTGGTTGTAGTGCTACTTGACGTAGTAGTGGTTGTAGTGGATGATGAACTAGTAGTGGTAGTGGTAGTAATTGGTGTACCTGTAGTAGTTGTTGTAGTGGTTGTAACTACTGGAATATCTACATAGTTTACACAAGTGCCCTTAGACTTTACTCTTATTATTGTTGTACCATTAGGTACAAGCGCAGAAGAATAACCAGCCAAAAGAGCAGCTTTACTTACCGTTGTTTCAAATGCTGAAACGTAACCATCTACATTTGAGTAGAGATCAAAAGGACCTGTGTCTGTTCCAGCTATTGTTAATGTTATTAAGACTGTCATTATATATAATGTTAAGGTGCAGAAGTTGTTGTTGTGGTAGTGGTGATGCAATTGTTAATAAATACAATCAATCCACCCACCACTTGGAATACTGTATTAACAGATTGAGAATCTCCTGTAAAGTACCAGCCATCAGGAATAGTTGTACAATCAGTTGTACCGTTTGTTACAAACACCCTAGATCCAAGGTAGAGTCCTTGATATTCTATAGTGAGGAATGTAGGTACAACATTTACATATGATCCACCAAATGTATTCAGATATGCTACAGCAGCACATGCGTCCATCATACTTCCTGTAGAAACAACAGTGGATGGTGGAGATATAATGTTATATCCTGTAAAGAATACATCCTCTATAAGTCCGCTAGGTCTAGTACAAGGAGGAGGTGGAGGTGGTACAATAACAATTGCAGATCCTCCAAGGTTACAGCTTGTAGCTATAGCTGATCCTCCCAAGTTACAACTCTTTGTTGTAGTGGTAGTTGTTGTAGAACTTGTAGATGTTGTGGAGCTACTTGATGTAGTGGTGGTAGTTGGAATAGGTCCAAGTGTACCAACAATTGCATCTATATCTTCGCAACATCCATTAATACCAGAATAGAAAAAGTTGTTCTCACCAATATACCAGTTAGGGAAATAGGTGTGGAAACTTATCCAGCTCTTAGTATTGAAGTTGAATGATACAGTCCAGCTCTTATTACAGAAGTATTCTGGATCTGTAACATAAACCACCTTACGTGTAACCAGAGGACGAATAGTTGTGGTGGTTGTAAGAGTTCCTGGAACAGATGTTGTACTGGTGCTTGTTGTAGGACCATTCTGAGGATATACCTCTTCTACATAGAACTCCCTATTTACAGCATCCCATTTAACATTGCTGCTCTTAGGGATGTAATCAAGCTTGGTAATGAGCACTCTGTCATACTTACTATCAAATACACCATGTAATCCAATACCGTTAAAGTGATTGTCTATAGGTACATCTGGGAAGTAACGCAGTATCTCGAATGCCAGGTGGTCTGTAAAGAACCTATTCATTCCTGAACCAAATCCTGATAGATCTACAGCTTGTGTGCCAGTGATTAGGAACACCTGACCACGTTTAGCATCTATAGTAACTTGCCCTTGTGGAATCTTCAGGAGCATCTTATGCTGGGTTCCTACATATCCCAAATCAGTTTCAGCGAAATCGATTGGGGGTGCTCCTTTGAAGAGCATAGGATTACCAACATACGCAGCTTGAGGGTTGCTAGTATCGATTGTTAACAAGTTGTTGTACATCAACGTCTTGTTCTCAAATCTAGCAAGCACAGCCCTATTCTGAATACCATCTAGAGATATAAGATCTCCATAGTTCTGAGGGAAGTCAAAATAAGATATTGATCTATAAATCAACCAGCTATTCACTCTGTTATCAGCATCTATGTTCTGAGCATCAGAATAGATAGCTCTGAATGGATAGTAGGTATAACAAGGTTTGTCCCAATCTATAGGCAGGTGAGTGAATGTGTTCTCTCTGTTCTGCTTAGAGAATGTAACATTGTAGTAGTAGGTATTGTCCTGAGCAATAGGAACAAAGCTTTCTTGCACCCAATCATCAGGAATACTTGTGCTAACATGAGGCCAGTAGTCTCCTTCTCTATTATTGAATGCTTGACGTAAATCTACGTTATAAGAGCTTTCACAATAGAAATTAGGAATACCATAAGCAAACATGTAGAAGTATCCATCATAGAATGTTCTATTAGGATTGTCCTGAGCTGGTACAGGTGGTGTTGATGTAGGACCAGGCTCTTGACTATTAGGACAGTCAAAGTTATGGGCCTTGTAAGATATGATGTTAGACATCACACCCACACCTGTAATAGTATAATCTTTCAGGATAGAACGTGCTGAATGCCAGTATTTTGGATAGGCTATATTACCAATCTCATCGTAGAATATATCACTATCATCTGGAGCATTAACACGATTATCAATGAAGAATGGAAGCTTGGTCTTAAATGTAAATCTGCTGATGAATGTGTCACCACCAAACACAGTTTGTACCTGAGGGGTGTCAGCATCTACAAATGCTTGGAAACCAGTATCTACAGTGTCATAAGAATAGATCTGTCCATATTGGTTTACAAATACATTCTTGATAGAAGCATAGTAGGACACTGCAGTTATATCTTCTTCCTTAGCAGGAACATCACAATTACCCACTTCTGATATAGTGAATCTAGACTTATCTGTTACTATAGGATTTCCTCCAGACAGCATGTTAGGGCTTTGGTCTGGGAAAGGAAGGGCTGTCTTAGTTAAATCAGTTCTTAAGTAGACAGATGATTCTCTTTGGTAGTTGTTAATGTTGTATATATCACCAACGTTCTGTACACCAGGAATAAGGTATCTAGCAATATCAAGTGTACGCTGTTTAATTCCTTGATTATCAGGAACTCCCACTCCGTGGTTATAGTCAGCTATAGAGTTGAAGGAATATGCATAGTTCTTTCTTGTGATACCATTCACATATATAGTTAGATATGACTGGTATGCAACAAACATTGCAGAAGCGTTAAATGGTGTAGTTAAATTACCAAGTGTTTCTGCACTATTGAGAGCATCAATTTGAGCTTCTTCTGTTAAGAGTTTATACTTAGCATTGCTCTTCACCTCAACAAAGTGAGCTTTACCAGGACCAAACATTACACTCTCAAGCTTCAGAATATCACCCAAGAATGGTTGTCCAAAGGATGTTTCAGGAGAGTTAAATATCTGTCTGTACTTCTCTGTAACACCTGGTTGAGGATTTTCTTTCTTACAGTCTGGGCCTGTCACTAATGTAGGACCAGTGAAACATATTTCACCAGGACCTTCGATTTGTTGAGGACCACCAGTTCCAGGAACTACATATAATGTGTACACTGGAGAAGTTGGCCATCCATTAATCCATAGAGTTGTTATACCATTGTATATATCACTGTATTGTATTCTTCCTCCTCTAGCAAATGAAAAAGGACCAGGGTTACAAACTTGTGCTGTCCATATCTCATATGTGGAAAGCCCCACTGTGCCTGTTGCAGGGAATAGAATAGCTGGTTTACCTATTGAACAAAGTTGAACTGGACCAGTTGCATAATACTTTTGTGTGCCCTGTTTGTTTGTGTTACAATCTACATATTGCACTTCAGCAAAGTCAGGACCACCGTTTGGATCAGGACCTAACGTGTTGATTGTTACGGTGTAAGAATCACAAAGTTGTGACCAAGCATTGTTAGTTGTATTGAGGAATGGATCTTGATTAAGATCGTTGTAAGGATAGTTAGGATAGAAGTATGTTTGCTTCTCTCTTTCGTATGTATTAACATTTCTAAGAATACCCTTAGCTACAATAGACTTATTAGTTCCACGGTCTGCACGAATAATCTTAAATGCTACAATCTCATCCTTTTGTTCTTGTGTCAGATTAGACGATTGGATGAGTGAGCTCACTTGTTGTACATCCAATTGTACACCAATAGGGAATACAGCGTCATTACCTTGAACCATTGCATTAGGACCTAAGAATATCTTAGACTCATATGCAGGGCTGATGTTAATGTCAGGGAACTTGTGGTGTCTGATAGGCTGACCAGCAAGATCACCCCATACATCTACATTACATGGATAGGTGTCTGTTGATTCCCAATAACCAAACTCACCATACTGATAAGGACCTTTGTACTCAGGGGCAGGAGAATAACCAGGACTTGTACCAATTACAGATCCTGTGTTATAGATCTTCCAATAAGGACTATATCCTATTCCTCCAGACGTGTAATCAGGAGTGCCTATAAAGTCTGGGTTAGTGTCTGGTACGTCTGGTTGTAATGTTTCTGAAGGACCTTTAATTCTACCAGGAATATGAAAACCATCAGTTTGCTTACCATTTCTAAGCAAGAATACTATCTCAAAAGCATACACCTCATCTCTTAGATAACCTCTAAGATTAGTGGCATTCAACTCATCTGAGTAGTTTTCTGTAGCTGGTATTCTCCAGCTCTCCCACAACAGATTGATTTGATTAGCAATGCTTTGGTAGTTAATACGATCTATTGATGTTAAGTTATCCCATACAAGAATATCCTGCACGTTTGTAAGGTCTTGTGCAATTTCATAATAAGGGAACTTCTCAAATATATCATCAACAGTTAGACGTATTTGTGTTACGTTCTGACCAGTGTATGTGATTTGCTTCTGTACGTTATCAATGTAATATGTACCTACAAGCTCCACAGAAGTGATAGCATTGATGGTCTTAATCACCGCCAAGTTGAAATACTGATACAGTCCTGTGTCCTCCAAGTTACTGATATTCAGTATGATGGATTTACCAACAGGGTAATTGAAGTTCACAGATGTTATGAACTCATCAGCAATAGGAGTGGGATTGGTAATAGAGTAGTAAGAAGTGTAAGGATTACCCTGAGGATCAGAGTATTGGATAGCAAACTGGTATGTACCAGCAATCAGATTACCTGTGCTAGTAACATCAGTCACTTCTAATTGAGGAATCTTAAAATTAGGCTGTAGCTTTAATTGGTTACAGTCTACATCATCTGTATATTCTGGATTGCAGAAAGGTGTGCCAGACTTTAATATCTTTGGGATGTCATCAATATCTAGGTATCTTCTAGGGTTGTAACCATCTGTCCAATAAACCTCTGTGGTACAATTGGTTATCTTATGTGCTGCCTTGAGGATGGGATAGTTAACATTGAAATTAAGGCATGGAGCATTTACAAGAACACGATAGATACAATCGTTATTCTCCATATATCCAATCTGACTACCACCTGTTTCAGGGTTAGTGATGAAGAATATATGTTTGTTTCTCTCTTGGATGAAATGAGTGCCTATTAATACAAAGCCAGAAGGGAATGTAACACAAGGTTCATTCCCAGGCTCATTCTGATAGTTTACAGAATTAGCATCAAAGTTTTCAACAACAGCATTCAATGCATATGTCAGCTTACCTTTCGGAATCTGATTAACTGTCTGGTCCATGTTAAGACCAGTGGTAGCATTATTATACTCCTGTCTTACGTTACCTTGTCCTTGTTCAGCCATTAGTATTAATTATTGCGTCTCCAACCATATCTGTTAGTACGGTTAGGAAGTTCATACATATTAAATCTGTTCAGGTCATTCTTAATCCTGCGCTGCTTAGCCCAAGGATCTTGCTTTTTAATCTCAATGTCAGCCATGATGAATGCTTCCTCAGCCTGCTGCTTATAGTACATAAGCTTCTGTTGTAGCTGATTAAAGGTTTCATCATTAGTCTGATTGGTTAGAGTTTCCATCATCTTATACTTGATGAAAGCCTCTATGTATTCCCTAACACGGAAGTTGTTGGGAATCATTTGATTACCCACCTGATCATATTCCGTAGCGTAGAAAATCAAATGTACAATACCATTACGGAAGTTAGTTACAAACTTATTGTCCCTAATATCAAATGAATCATACCCAGCAGAACCAGGAGTGAACTCATTAAGAGGAGGAGCCTGTGCATAGAACTCCCAGTTGTTTGTATATTCCACTCCACAGTTTCTTCTTGCAGAGATGTTACCAGGTTTTAACAGGTACTCTCTTTGATAGAGAACAGGAGCTTGATTGTTTGTCTTATATACAGTTTGAATCAACTCAGGCATACAAGATCCATCACATCCTACATTACCGCAACAAGGACTAGGGATGGCGCAATCAGTGGTGATAGGACTCACTTGAATCGTTGTAGATGTAGCAGCTTGTGAGTAGAATGAGTTAGCCTGTTGATAAGGAAAACCATTTACAGCTGTACACATCCAAGCCTCACGGACAGCATAGAAGTTGTCTGGGAGTCTTGCTTCATAGTCACTAATGTAAAGTACTTCCTCCTGAATCACATACGTAGCTCTGCCCAACTTAAGTAGGCATTTCTCTAGGTAGGTGGGGAACATAAGATCATCAATAGCCCCTGTATCGAAATAGCTTTTAAACTCTTCCTTTACAGTGGAATATACAATCTCAGGGGAGATGAAGTTATATTTGTAATAGTATGACATCTATTTTACTTTTTCCATTCATGATAAATATGCTGATATGTATCACTGGTTTTTAGATAATGTGACAGCAATCTTGACGTGTTTCTAGATGGTTTGAAATACCAGAGTCCTGAGTGTCTAAATCTTGCTGTATCCTTGAACCACATCCATCCAAAGAAATACCCCTCTGTATGAAAGTTAAAGTTGTAGATACGTTTTCCCTTTTCTTTTGTCTTTTTCCAATCAATAGGGAGATTGACAAACTCTTTACCATCAACCCCCTTCATCTTCCTACGTTTCTTTTTATTGATGGAGAACTCACCAAACCCATATGGAAGCCTTGCTCTTTCTCCTGTCTCTAGGATGTATTCTTTGAAAGCCTCGTTGTAGGTGTAAATGATATTCCTCCACTGGTCAAACGTAAGCTTGATAGAGGGATTCTTCTTGCAAAAATTGCTGTAGTTTTCTTTACTTGCGCTTCTCCAGTCTATCTTTACTCTCATCATCTAAGGTTTGGAGCGTTTGGTGCTTGACCATCAACTCCATCACTTGTGATGTCTGTCTTCAATCTGAAGTATGTAGCTAATAACTTCTGGGAAGTTAGCTCGAGGACTTGCTTCTCTAGGTAACCAGGAACAGGAGACTCATTATCAAGAGGGTTCTTGCAGAGCTGTTCTGTTGTATATTCTGGTGTACCACAACCACACTCTGGGTACATAATGGAATTAGGAACATCCTCCTCGAACAAAGCAACAAGTCTGATAGCTTTGAGCAGAGGGTTGTTCACATACAAGTATCCATTAGAAATCCAGTAGTATTCTTCCTTCTTAATGATAGGAAGCTTAAGCAAGTTAATGTATCGGTTGATGGTTATTTCTTTTAGTTTCTTTCCTTGTCCACTCATCGCATTGATTGAGTAAACACCTTGTATAACATACTGATAGTTACCTTCTGTAATACGAGGGAGCTTGAATTTAGTTCTAGCCACAGAACAAGGATCGACATAATCACAGCATTCAGAAATAGGAACCTCTACCATCTCTAGACAAGGGATGGTAGTGAATACTGTGTCAGTTGCCCAAAGCTTCCTCAGATTAGTCTCACGTTTAATCAGAAGGAAGGCATTGTTCTTAATCTCGGACATAACAGCTCTATCTGTTATCAAACTATCAGTTGACAACAGTTTATGCATAGAGCGCACATCTGAAACTAATTTCCTAAAAGTAGACATTATAAATATTGTTTGAATATGTTCGTCATCCCATGGAGCTCATCAATGAGAAACGCAGTTACCTCACCTCTCGCGCACGTATATCCGTTCTTCTCATCCCATCCACTCTTTGCATTTGAGAACGCAGGGATTTGGTAAAATTTAATTCCGTTAAAATCTTGACTCAACTCATGGTGCTTATCACCTGTGAATATGTAAAAAACATCATGATCAGACCAGCCATTCTTATACTCCATTGGGAATATACCAGCAAGTTTAGCAGGCTTAATGGCATCACCATGATTAAACATCATGGCTGTAACTCCATAACTTATGTACTTTCTATACTTAGGAGAGCAATCAAATGTCACTCCAGGGATATATCTAAAGTAGGTTTGCAGCCAATTTATCATATGCCATCCTACATATTCATCGTGATTACCAGCTACATATATCACTTCCACATTACTTGTGTAGTTGAGTAGCAATGAAATCATAAGAACCTCGTGGTCACATATCGATTTGAATGACTCATGGTAACCTCCAATGTTCTGTTGTGGAGTGCCTTTGGTTGTAGTTCCTGTAAACTCACTATTGAATTCATCTGATCCAATAATGTATACAATCTTATCTAAGTTGTTTGATAGGGTAGCCTGTGCAAGAATTGTTTCAGTCCTGTAAGCCATTCTAGCAAACCTTTCTTTAATGTTGTTATCTCCATCTACATCAAGCTTGTTATAATGTGCATCCTGCTTGTTGATAACAAGAGCAGCATTTGACTTACCTGGATGTAATTTTGGAGACATTATCTCCTGAGAAGCAGGAGTGTATGAACTGAGGAAGTCTATGAAGGAGTCTTGGAATACCTGTTCTCCTTTCTTTTTGCCAAGCCAAGCCTTCACTTGATAGTGAGGCTGGTCAACATTCCCCCAGTAGTTTTGTACGTATTTAGTTATTTCCCACTTATCTGTATCAATCTTACACTTTTCAACTAACTCTTCTAAACTCTTAATCTCTTCTTTGCTATTGAAAACCACCTCACCAATTCCCTTTTCTACATCCTCGGAAAACCTTACAATTGCATCTTCTAGTTCTCCAATATAGCTGGCAGTCTCTGCCTCATTTCTTATGGTTTCTGAATTTCTTAACTCTCTGATCAACGCATCAACCTCATCCTCCGTAATGTTCAGTTTCTCTGCATAGAATTTTTTGCTCTTTTTCCAGTGAAGCATTTGCTCCAGCTGGTGCAGAAGGGATTGATTTTCAGGCATTTACGATTTTATTTGGTTAAAATTGCCCTAAAGGTACGAAACATTTTTCATATTTTCCAAATTATTTTAACCTTTCTAGTTATCTATTCTAATCAAACTTGTTATAAATAAAACTCCCCAGGGTAGAAACCCCAGGGAGAAGCCCTGAAAACCAACAAACAGAGCTTTTTAATATTAACAAGGTCCAGTCACAGTCGTGGTTCCCAAACCACCAGTTATAATAACCGTACCATTTTCAGCACAAATATTGGCTTGTTCAAGGTAGGTTGCAGTGGTAAAGTTTCCAAGACAATCGTAGTATTCTATTGAAATACTACCAACACTAGGATCAGGAATTATGTCATAAATTACGCACTCAATAGGAGCTGCTGTACTAGTGGTAGTTGTCGTTGGTGGAACAATGGTGGTTGTTGTTGTAGTAGTTACCCCGCAACAAGGTCCATCGTACACAATTGACAATATGAAGTCACCAGTTATGCTACCCTCACTATTAGTACAGATTCTATAAGTGCTATCGTTTACAGTTGGCATAGAATCTGGAGTTCCGTCACAAGCAGTCCAGTATAGCATGTAGTCATTTCTATCTCCTGTACCATCATTTATAGTAACTAGATAGAATCCACAAGGACAAGCTGTAGTGGTGGTTGTTGTAGTAGGAGGCACCACTGTAGTAGTAGTGCTTGTTGTACTAGAGGTACTTGTAGACGTGCTAGTGCTAGTGCTAGTAGAGGTACTAGTGCTAGTTGTAGAAGTAGAAGAACTACTTGATGTGGTTGTAGTTATTGGAGGAACAGCTGTGCTAGTAGTTGTTGTTGTACTACTACTTATACTAGTTGTCGTAGTTGTTGTTGGAGCTACGATTGTAGTGGTTGTAGTGGTAGTGTTACAACATCTATCTAAAGCCTGTTGAAGAACAAGAATCTGATTCTTAAGATCACAAATTTGCTCATCCACCTTCTCAAACGCCACAGTTAACGAGTCACATGTCTGTACATTAGTACAAGGAAGATTTGGTCCCGTGTAGCCAACTTGATCAGATCCCACAACCTTTGATTGGCAGGGATCTTGACAAGGACTACAATATTGTGGAGGAGTGAATTGCATTATATAGAGTTTAAGCTATTAAGGAATGTACATGATGTAATAGCAACCAAGACCAGGTTGATAGTTAGGATGAGCTAAACTACCTCCTGTAGAACCAACTGCTACAGATACTGTTACGCCTGTTACAGCTGTTTCTGTAGTGGTAGTTGAACTCTTTACACCATTCATATCCATCAGGTCACCATATGTACCAGGTTCATTCTGATCAGCTTCTCCATGGGCATATGCAATATTATGCAAGTGTCCAGGATCAGTTACAGTGGCTGTAGCTGAGTGAGAGTGAGCAGGAATTTGAGAAGGACTAAGTGTTACAGTGTTAGAACCAATGGTTCCAAGAAGTGTGTAAACAGGATTTCCAGCAACCGCAGGATCAACAGCAGGGTTTAGGGCCCCGCCACCCATGCCAGTTGTAGCACCTACAGGAACACGCCCTCTCTTATCAGGTGTACCATTGTTACCATTACACAAGTAGATCTTTTCCCAGTCACCTAATCCAGCACCTGTACCATCAAACTTACCTGTAAGACTTCCATAAAATTCAACAACAGCGTATGGAACCATACGGTTGTAGTATTTAGTGGAGGTTCCTACACTGGCAATATAAGCAGCAATAAGTGAATTAAGGTCTGCAAGCTTTACGTAGTTAGTACTAACATTCAAAGCAAGAGCATTGAGAGCAACCTCTACACTGCAAAGTTTTGTAATAGTAGCCTGAAGAATAGCATGTGTTCCTGAGGTTGATGTTACACCAGTAAGACAGCCTATTGTGTAGGGTCCTTCTAGTGCAGCAAAGTCACTCTCTAGAGAAGTAACTCTTGTGTCTAGTTCACACACAGCTTTTATCAAAGCGTTAATTACATTAACTAGTGTAAGTTCTTCACACTCTACTAAGTTTTTATTTACAATCTCACATATGATGTCAGGATCAATAGCTAACTTGATACCTGTACCATCTAATGTAGAAGTGAGAAAGCCAATCAATGCTTGCTCAACATATGACAGGGAGTCTCCTGTTTGGATTCCCAAAACTGGAACATCTACTCCTGTATACTTGACACATTGATCAGATATAATCTCCGTGCATCCGTTATAGCAATTAGAACAAGCCATTTATCTAAATTTTAAAATTTGAACTCTGCTGGCAATCATGTTCACAGTGAACTCAGCATTATAATTAGGATTGCAATATTTATAAACAAGAATCCTCCTATAAGTTAGGAGGTCCAACATTGTTCCACCAGGAACAGGTTGGTTTAACATATATACAACATTGTTGTACAAATTACTAGCCAGATCAGCAAGCTTACAATCTATCTCTGCAATCAGAGAAGGAATGTTAGCGCATTCTGGACAATTTGTAAGCCTGGGTGATAACATCTCTTATAATTTTTCTTCCTTGTTTTACAGCACCATTACATGCTGCACAAAGACCATTTATCAATTGACATCCGCAGCCAACATTAGCTCCGCAGTTTCTACATTTTGCCATATTAATAGAAGTTTATAACGTAGTTATTTCCAGAGCAACCACAATTATTCTTCAGGAAGTTATCAAGCATTATGTCTGCTTGATTATAAAGTTTCATGGCTTCCTGTGAAGCACAATTGTTTGCAGCAGCTATTGATCCTTGGATGAAGAAATATATAGAACTTAAATCCACCTTTGCTTGTGTTTTAATAGCTCTATCACATTCCATCATATCAAGCTTCATAAAGGCTCCATCAAACTTCTCTTGTAATCTTTCAACACGCATAATGGTCTTTTCTACAAAGTTCACATATGCAGGCGCTACAGAATACTTCATGTAGTATATACCATCAGGGAGTGGTTGATTCACACCTGGTGCAGTGATACCTAAGTTTGAAGAGTTAAATATGTTAAAGTCATTAACTAGGAAGGGTCTACTAACCACTCCAAAGTTAGGAACATTAATTTCAATAGTGGCTCCAGAAACAACAGGAGGGTTTGTAGGATAGGTAGATGCATCAGCAATACCCAACGTAAGTGTGTTATACGTAGGAATTACTAATATGTCTAGTTTTAAATCTGCCATGTTGTTTTAAATAAATAAGCCAGAGGATCTGAGTTTGTATCCTCTCACCTCTGGCTTAGGTTAATATAATCTAGGTTATGTTCCTACTATTACGGAATCAAAGTTGATGTAGTAGTAGTAGAAGGCCATACTGTAGTGGTACTAGATGTAGTTGTGATACATGAGTTGTCAGCAACCACAGCACCCAGACCAGCAACAAGAACACTTTCGATCTCAGCTGCAACAGCGCTTCCGCTTGGTACAGCGATGATTACAGTGCTGTCTTCCTTGATGTAGTCACCCCAGCTGTAAACAGACTTGTCATACTCGTTGAACTTGATGTAGTAAGTATCGTAGGTAGTACCATCAGATACCCAGCTTTCAAAGTTCTCGTTATAACCATTCATTCTGTAGAGGTGCTTCAAGTAACCAGCTTGGTAGCTGTAGAAGTTCTTTTCCAACTGAGCAATCTCAGCAGAAGTACCTACAGCGTAAGAAGAACGCTGTACTACCACTGGATCAGCTACAGTGTTACAAGCATCTGCTACGATGAAGTCAGCAGTGGTTGCAGGTCCGCTGTACACGAATGTACGGAACCACATACGGTCATACTCGAAAGGAAATGCAGCAACATCACAAGGCTGACCATATTTGGTAAGAGGCTTACCAGTGATACGCAAGATTGCGTTTTGGTCGTTACCAATTCTCTGGAACTGATAGAAGTCAGAGAAAGTGATGTTGTCAGGGTTGTTACCAGGAGCTTGCAATAAGAAATGATAAATGATATCATCAATCAATGCAGGGATGTCAACGATAGAACAAGGATCTCCACCACAATCGCAACAAGGTGCGTTTACAGTGATAGAACGAGTGAAACCGTTGAAATACAATGTATCCAAGTAGCTAGAGTGAGCACGCAAAGTGATAGTAACGATGTCACCACACTGTACGTTCCAGTTTCCAACATCTGTAATTTGAGTTACAGGAGTAGGGCAACCATTCACTTTGTACCACTCAGTTACGTTGCTATTGCAACCAGCACCTGAAGGACAGCCTTTAATCTTATCAGAACGCTTAGAGCCTTGCAGATAAGTGTTTGTACGGCCCTGCGCAACATAGAAATAAGGAGCAGCAGCAATGTTTGCAGCTGTAGCCAAAGAGTAGTCATTCTTGAAAATGCCCACTTGGCCAGCGCTCAAGTTTTGCGTAGATCCAGAGCTAGGGAGCGCAGTTTGCCCTACTGGTACTACGAAGAGCGTAGTTAATGAAAAATCAGCCATTTTGCTTTATTTTAGGTGATTAAAAAATTTATTCGTTTGTCTGTATTCTAAACTGTGCACTTTGGACAGCAGCAGAGTTCTCTGTGTACATTGCTAGATTCTGTACTGTTAAGTCTAACAGCTCATCCTCTAGATATAGTTCGAGTTCGCAGTCCTGATCAAATGATGGTTCACCGTCTAACATTATATATCCTGTCTTATTTATATATTGAGGATATCTCATGTAAGACATATAAATCTTACTCGGAGTGAAGGTACCATCAGTGAAGATGGATATTTCATCTGTCGAGAGGAAGTTGAAAGTCTCTTGGTATTCAAAGGAAGGCTTGTAGTGATCATTGTTCAGAATGAACTGCAAGTCACCATGTTTAGCCAAGTCTCTGTTAATCCAGATCTTTCTATCCTTACACACCCCTTTGTCAGCCAGTACATAACTATCAATGTAGAACATGTACTTAGGAACAAGTAGGTGCAGATTAGCAAACCATTGATTTAGTTCAGCGTTCTTGAGTGTGAGATCAAGAGGCTGGTGATTATAGGTGATAACCAAACTTTGGAGGTCCTCATAACGCTTCTTAAAAGCATCAAGTCCCATTCCACTTACTACACTAAAACCATCAACCTTTTGTTTTATCAGCTTGATTTGAGCTTCATTAAGAGCTAAAATCTTATCTTCTAGATTTATCTGCTGGTGAATGTTGGTCGATAGTTTATTTAGTTTTTGGTCTATCTTGTACAATAAACTATCTACTGGTATCATATTGCAGCTAATTTCTTAGTTTTCAACTTACCTTCGAGAGTCAAGAGCAAGTCTTGGTTATCATCGTCAGCAAGAAGTTTAATTAAATCATCTTCGTCCTTAGCTACTTCAAATTCACCTTCATAAATTTTACCATTAGGTTTTGCTCTATATATTGAATGTGTAAGAGCTTGTTTCACTAAGTCCTTGATATGGAGTAAGTTATCTTTCATATCTGCGAAGCGTGTGAACACTTCAACAGGATTTAACCCTTGATACTTACCGTTTTTAAACTCGGTTTGCTTAAGGACATTATCTACAAGATTGTAAACTGCTTCCTCTTTAGTATCATCAGTTACTGGTAATCCCAACAGACGTGCAACTTTTCTTTTTCTCTCAGGGGTCATACTGTCAAACTTGACAATAGCCTTATTGATGAGCTGCTTCTTCTTGAACATCACTGCGTTCTCAATATCCTCATCAGCCACATAAAACTGTGTATCTGCAGGATATTCACCACGCTCCCAAGCTTGATAAGAGCTTGCAATTGTGGGGTGAACACGCAACCAAGAGAAAGCTAATTCCTGAAAAGGAATAGAAAGATCAAAGTAGTTATCACCATCAAGTAGCTTTACAGGCTGAACATGTAAAGAGTCATTTGAAGATGTGGACAATCCATAGTTCCAGAATTGAGAACGAGGACTTAAATCAACATCACCTAATGCAGCTTGTAACCTGTCTCTTAAAGCTGTTACACGCTCAATCTCCATCTCTCTTTCTAGAGGATCAGAGATTCTGCGAATATACGCAGCCTCAGGATCAACACCTGTACGATACTTACCATCAAGTTCCTTATAAGGATATTTAAAAACTCCTGTTCCAGGAATTCTTGTAAGTCCTTTAAGTGCAAGACCACCTTGCATTGTCTGAAGTTGTGAGTTGTTATACTCCTTCTTAATAGTTGAGATTTTACCTAACTTACCCATATGTAGTTTATTTATTTGGTTTATTTTGCAGAGTGATTCCCACCGAAGGGACAGCAATTGGGAAACACCCCAATCCAACACTCTGTAAGTTGAGAAGAGCTCCCCCACTCTGAAAGTGGGGGGCAATCTCTCCTCGGTATAAAGTCTAGGGTATTACACCTAGAAAGTGGATCCTTAGAATTGTGGGATCTCTTCGATCAACACTGTACGAGACAGGTCTTCGATGAATACATCACAACGGTCCTTCATCCAGATTTCGTATCCTGGGAATTTGTTCGCAGAGCTCATACCCTGAGACTTAGCAAAGCCTAAGTGGTGGCGAGTTCCATCGATATATCCCCAAGTCATAGAAGGTGCACCCTTCATACGAACTTCACGGATGTTGTTAACCATAGAACCATCAGACATTGGAGATACGTCGAACACCATGAATACAGGAGTTGACTTCTTGTTCTGTCCGAATTCCAGGTTAGATTGAGGAAGGTCAAGTTCTTTCAAGTGAATCAGTTCAACACGACCAGTCTCACGAGTAACCATTGCATCGAATGCAAAGTTGTAAGTGATGTGTTGTCCTTCTCCTTGCATGTAACGGTTACCGCTATCAGCCATGAAGGTAAGACCGCTGTTCAAAGCGTCTGTCTTCAAAGCCTGCTGGAACACGTCAAAACCTGCTTCGTTAGTGTACATTTTAACACGACGATATTTAACATCCCCACGACGATAGAACAGATCACCAAAGACAGCACGGATCAAGTTCGCAGTGAACTCACCACGGTTGTACTGTACAAGGTTACCGTTGTTACGCATACGATGGTAAACACCAGCAGATGTACGCTTAAGTTCTTGCTTGCTACCGTTAGTCTTAACAGTACCAGGCTTGCTCCAAATCATACGCTTAACTTTCAACTCAAGCATAGACTTACGCATCCAGAACTCAATAAATGGCTCCCACTTAACATCGTTACGAGTTAAAGGAAGTTGGTTACGACGCTGAGGTGCATATACAAGGATATCCAAAGGACGTCCTGCAGAGTCACGCATCATTTTGTCATCAGCCCACTCAGTGATTTTGTGCTCGAAACCATATGCAGAACCTAAAGATTCAAACATAGTGATTTGCTCTCCCAAACGAGGAAGACCAAGCAGATCCTGATCGAATTCACCGATTGCAGCATCTA